GAGCGACCTTTGGTTGTTCATTCTGTTCTGTCTTTGCCTGTGCTAGACCACTATAAGCCCAGTTGGTGCTGACCACACCCACCAGCAATCCTACCAGCGCAGCAAACCCAATTGTTAAATTCTTCATATATTTCTCCTTAATTATTTACCGCGAGCAGCCAACTTTTCAGCCTGTGCTTTTGCAAAGTCAGCCTCTCTTTTGGCAATAGCCTCTTTACGAATTTCTTCTCTGATAAGATCTCTTTTAAATCCCGCAAGAACCTTATCAGGATCACGTGATGCAGTAGGCTCATATTTAATAAGTTCTGCATATTTTTCTGGTTCAGTTTCTCGCATCAATTTTCTTTCTGCAAGAAAATTTTGCAGTTTTTCATTTGCAATCTTTTCAGCCTCGGCAACTTTCACAGGATTGTTTGCAACCCAATCTGCATAACGCTTTTCGCCTTCTGCTTTATTTGCTGCTCTTTCTTCTGGTGTCATTTCACTTCTCCTGATTAGATTTCACACCCACCTGCAGCAGAGCATGCAAGTTCTTTTGCTGAAGTTGTTGTATCCGTTTCTTCCATAAACTCCACCCAGTTGATGTCAACGTTTTGGAGCGCAAGAAGTTCGTTATACTTGGCTTCATCAATTTCTTCGTAAGGTGCTTGACGATATGAACCATTGTCACGTGGGAGGAAAGAAACACCTGAAAGAATCGAGATGTTCTTGTAAACCCATGCACCAACTTCCATCCACTCATCATCACCAACATAAACAGTGATTGAAGGCTTGTGTTCACACCAATGATCCTGATAGATCTTCCAAAGTTCCAACTGTTCAATCGCAGTCATGTCATGACGAGTGACAGAGTTCTTTGGTGCCTTCATTGGGAAACTGAATACCCAATTTGACTTGCTGTAGAAATCTTCTTCAGCCTTATATCCCTTCTCAATCATAAATTGAGCAAGTGGATCCTTCATATCTGCTCTTACACGGCGAATGTAAAACTGAGAATAACGTGGGTGAATGCCTGATGCGGAATCCACCAATTGAGAAACAGTGCCTGAAGGTTTGACGCAAGTGATTGCAGCCGACTGTGGAATACCAAGAGCCTCGGCGAATTCCTTATTCGTTTCAACGCAGTGAAGTCTAATTGCATCCAATGCATCCGCGAGTTTTTGTGATGGCTTATTTAGAAGTTTGCTGTCACAAATGCCTGTAAGAGAAACACCAAGCAAACGCTCTTCATCACAGTTGTTCTTCCAACGCTTATTGATATAACGGAAGTCTGTGAGTGTTGATTGCAATGTACCAATGATTGTTGCCAAACGAGCCTTACGCTTCAATGAGTCAACATCATCATTTGCGCGAACAACGATCTCTGAAAGATTACAGAATTCAAATGGACGCAAGATAATTTCAGAACATGGGTTTGTACCAAACTCATGCTTCGGATCGCGACGACCATTCTTAGCAGCAACAGCCTGTGAAGCAGCACGAGAGAAGATACCACGCTCACCAGACTTTGACATATAAAGAGCATGCCATTCGTTCATGAATGTGTCCATGTCTACTTGTTTATCATACACCGCTGAAATGTTTGCCAATGCACGTTGCCCATTGTGTGTCCACCAGTCACCCGACTTTGCATGACGCAATTGGTCGTCGTTGAGGTCGGTAAGAGAAATGAGAGCAGAACGGCGAACGCCACCACACACAACAATATCAGCAATCTTACATACGATGTCATGACATTCCAACGTTGATAGTTTTCTACCACGTGCCTTTGTAAAGATATTGAGAGTGAATTTGATTAGATCTACCAATGGTTCTGGTCCACTCGCACGACCACCAAAGGTTTTGAGTCTTTCACCAGCAGGACGAACCTTGCTCACATCCCACTTTGGAATCTTTCCAGAATACAAAAGCGAAATGATTTCACGATATGCTGAAGCCCAACCAATCTTGCTGTCAGCAATAACGACTGTTGAATCTGTTTCGTGCAGTTCTTCTGGAACTTCTGGGAGTTTATTCGTATACTTTGATTCTACGGAAAACCCTACACCAGTTCCGCACATCAAAATATACATGATTTCGTCGAATGACTTTGGGTTGTCAATTGCTACATAAGAGCAATTGTACCCAGCAACTTGGTCTTTCTCGAGAGCAGGACCAGCAGTCATCAAGCAACGCATTGATGGCATGACATCTAGATTAATAATAGCAGTACGAAGTTCTTCCCACGGAACCTTCGCGTTGTTATTTGTTTTGTTTTTAAAATAAGAGATATAACGATCTACTGTTTCATCCCATGTTTCACGACGACCAATGTCATCGTTGTAACGAGCGTAACGTGAGATGTGAATGAAGTCCTGATAGATCGTGGGAAGTCGAGTTGCCATCTAAATGCTCCTTGTTATACTTGTTTATTTTCTAATGTTTCTATAATAATTTTTGCTGTTGCTTTTGGCGACAATTTTTGTTCATAAAAATTTTTATGTTTCTCGCTTAATTCTAACAGCAAATCTTCATCTTTCAAAATCTTTTTTGCAGTCTTTATACCATCATACCAATTATCTATTTGTATTGCTGGAATATCTTTATAGTATTTTCTATTTGGTAGTTTATCCACCAACACAATACATCCATATTGCATTGCTTCATACAATCTAAATGTTTCTGTGTTAATAAACCCTCTCGGCGACAATACGATCTTACTCAAACGCATTGCGTTACAGTACTGAAACGGACTTACACCTGAATTGAACTCATTCGATAGAAAATACTTACCTCTCACATCTGTCAAATTCAAATATCCATTTAAGAATTTGACTGTTCGTTTAGTATCAAATTGTATTCCCGCAGCAATAACAAATCGACTAATCCCAGTAAGTGCTGAGACCATTTCGATTCTGTTTTTGTTTAACATTCCCATGAAAGACATCGTGTAATGCCTTTCATTGATTGGAATATAATTCGCCTCAAAATAGTTATTATACCCAAGAGGGATAGAAGTTACGTTTTCTTCATCCCAATAATAATTCGAAAAGATGTGAAAGAAATCATTTCGTATCGTATGTATTTCATTTAACTTCTTTTCTGAAGAAGTCCAGATCAAAACTTTTTTATCGTGTGGATAAAAACGAGCTGACGGAACCTCTAAAGCATCAGAATCATACTCTACAAAAAGAAAATCTTGAAAACTGCCAAGATTTTTCTTTAGTTCAGCGTAAACCTTTCCTCTATAAGAATTACCATCAATTTGCAATGGTTCGCCTTCTCCATCGATAATATTCTCATAGAGCATAATCTAAAGTTTATTCTGTTGCGATAAATTGTGTTGATAGAGGGAATACTTCGGCAATAACTTTAGCGCACTCTTTCGCAATTTCCATATGTTCTTTCTGAGTGCCGTTACCGCTTCGGAGTTGTATATAGTGAATCCATGAACGCAAAGACCCGCTCATATACATGCGAGACATAATTAATCCTTCAGGAAGGAGTGCTCTTGCTTGTTCCTTGGCGATACCATTCGCAATTGCCCAATCATATTGAATCTTGACTTGAGCAATCAAGTCTTGTTGACGCTTATCCCATTCGTACTGAAGCATGACATCAACACCTTCAGAAATTGAATTCTGACGATTCTTTGGATCTTGGAGTCTTGCTTCACGCGTGACGAACTCTAGATCTTTAGTTGGATCTGCATAACGCTGTGAAAATTCTTGGAATGAGAAACTACGATGACGCAAAATCTGACGCGCAATATCTCTTGTTGTTTCAATTTCCAAACACATGGTTGCCATTTCTAATGGTGACCAATGTTGATGCTTGATCAAATACTTGATCAACTTCTCTGCTGTTTCAGAGTTGATTTGATTGGAGGGATTGGACACTCTTGCGCAGTAGGCTACAAGGTCCGTTGGTGTGTCCAATCCCTCGAGAACTGGTTTACTATATGATACTAATTTTACTTTCATGCTCCAACCTCAAAAACCAAAGTCTTATGACGAATTTCTTTTACACCACCTTCATTGGCAAGTTCTTGTCCACGAATGAAGGCGTCTTTATATTCTGGGTGCTTGCTATCATCAAACCACCACCAACCATCAATGTAATATTTTGGTGCTCGTTGATATTCAACATACCAGAGCCCAGCATTGAATTGCACACGAACTCTTTTGATTGGATGTTTTACAATTTCTAAGCCAGCGTCTTCTAGTGTGATCATGTTAGCACCTTTTCCAATGCGTAAACTTCAGTTTGGCTGTCAGCCCACTGAATGTATTGGTATCTATAATACTCTTTATTTGATCTATAGTCAAACCATTTTGTATCATATCATTCACATCTTTCCCCTTCATTGATTCTGGGAAAAGACAAACCCTATAACCTCTGTCAATTGATTTCTCAATTTGCTTTACAATATCTTTATTGCGTGGCTCATTATCATAAACCAAAACTACATCTAGTTCTGGGAAAATTGCTGCCATGCCGCCCAAATTACTATCGCCACTGGCAACGCAATTCGGAATGAAATAAGAATCAAACTGTCCCTCAACGACATAGATACGTTCTTGCTTGCGCAGACGATGCAATCCAAACACCTTCTTCTCATCTGACACCTTTACAGTGACATACCGAATCTTGGATTCAGACAATGCCCTTCCTGCGACGTTTGTAATCTCACCCTTTTCGTTAGTGTAAAGGAGAACTACACGATCGTCGTTTGGGACCTCGTCTTTGCCATGATTGGGGAACTCTTTATCTAGGAAATCTAGGAATTTGGGGACAAATAGAATCTCGCCCCAGAACTTCTCAGGAATCTTCCTCTTTTTTATATAGTCACGAGCATAGTGCTCATCAGGAAGATTTATTATACTATAATCTTCAAACGCTCGCCATGTTCTCTCCACGCTTTCAACTGTTGTTGAATCTCCTCTGGAGTCGTTGAGAG